CAACACTACCAGCAGCTTGAACCCCGGTAAGAGCAAGGGTAATAACTACGGCTTCATTTCCAACACTACCTGTAGCTTGAACTCCGGTAAGCGCCCTAGATAGGGCTTGGGAAGTTGTAACCGAACCTACGTTACCAGCAGCTTGTACCCCAGTTAGGGCGATAGAAACTGTTTGGGAAGTTGTAACCGAACCTACGTTACCAGCAGCTTGTACCCCAGTTAGGGCTAATGCGACGTTGACTCCCCCCAACGCTGAGAACGGCGCTCCAGAAAAAGGGGTTATACCAAACATGGTTTACGGCTTAACGCCGCCCCGCTATTAAGTTGTTGCCAAACGCAACAAAGCAGTCGTAGTGGTATTGGAAGGCATGGTCAACGTCAACGTACCAGCAGTAATAGTCTGCGCGGTGAACGTATGGACGCTGATGGCCTTATTGCTCTGTGTCGAGTTATAGATCAGTACACAGTCAAACGAAGTTCCTAGCGTTACGTTTGTATAAACAATGCTTGCCGATGGAGTCCAGTAACCCACGCCAGCAGTTGCTGAAGAATTGGTGGACGTTGGTGCAGTAGCATTAGTGACTGTTACCCCGCCTGCTGTGTAGTTTGTACCCGTAACTTCGCCAGTAGTTGTATATACAGTAGTAGCAGCATTGATCGTAGCTGATGCAAGGTATAGCGCCGCCTTTACAGTATCCGTGGTGGGGGAGGTCAAGCTGCCACGGGAAACAATAGTAGAAGTACCGAGCTGGTGCTGGCCCAACATCAACTCACCAAGGAAAGATGTCACCATTGATTGCGTATTTGCCATGATATTTCCTTAAAAAGATGCAGCTTCACCGCCAGCAAAACTGGGCATTTTCTTTAACGTGACATGTGCAGAACGATGTACAAGTTCACCATCCAGCCAATACTCCACCCACGTTGTCAGTTCATTTTCGTTATCGACTGTACCTTCCCGCTTCTCAAGCAGGGAATCATCCATGTCGCCTTTGGTGGTAGTAACGATCAATTTGAACTCCTGATAAGCGCAGTAGTTGAGGTATTTGTTGGCATAGTGATTGTAAACGTGGTAGTCGAGGTTTTATCAGCCCCAAAGTCCAACACTGCAATCGACTTATTGCCCTGAGTGGCGTTATAGATCAAAGCACACCGGGCGGTCAAAGCAGATGTCCAAGACACATTATTCCAATTGGCATAGGCTACATAACCAGATGAACTGATCTGAACCCCAGTCATTATCTGCCCTCCAGCCGTATAGCCAGAAGCTACTACCTCATTGGTTGTGCTGTAAATGGTTGTGTCTGCATTCAAATCCGCATTGCCTGTGTACAAAGCAATCTTAATTGTATCCGTGGACAGATTGTGGATAGCCTGATACAACTCCTTTTTGAAGCTGGTAGTCTGGGTCTGGACTATGCTCATGTGACCGCCTGTCTATATTGACCACTGCGGTATGCGTCTTGACGCTCCATACCATCACCCAGACGTTTTGCCAATCCAAGGGCTTCCTTGTACTTGGCATCGTACAACTGAACCAAATCTGCTTCACCCTTCATGAAGGTGTATGCCTCAACTAAAGAACCGTACAACAACACAGAATCAAAGTTATCGCCTAACCAAGTAGTCGTTGCAGTAGTAATGGACTCAGGGTAATAATAGTAGTGAAGCTCTGCGGAATAAATTGTATCCGGGGTTGGGCCAAGGATAAAGCTCAACTCATTTGTAGGTGTAGGCGGTGACCCTGATGTTGTAGTTGGCCCAAACAAAGCGTAATACTTTGGCGTTCCTGTGCTAGTCGGGCCGGGGTAAGCCTCACGGATGAAGTTCACATCCTTGTTCAGCAAGAATATGTAGTCCCCGCCACCATAGGGGTAGACCGCCAAAGAATAAGGGGCCAAGAAGTCATCTGGACAAGACAGGTACTTATTACTTGATGTGATAACACCGGTCACATTTTTGCGCAATGACGGAAACTGCACCGTGTTGTAGATGCGTTGCTCTGCCTGCCGGATAAAGCGGTTAATCTGAGTCGTAGACGATACAGTAGATGAGTCCGCAAGGGTAATCGTTGGAAAGTTATTTTCCGTGTAAGTCTGTATTGCCGCCGAAAGCTCAGAGTAGTTCATGCCATTGGGCCTCTTGCCATCACGCCTTTGGTTGCTGCACCAGTTCCACGGATTTTAATACCGTCAGTCTTGGTTGGCTCGTCTCCAGCAGACTTGCTGATACTCCCAACGCTAATATCAACTGTGTCTAGCTTGCTACGGTTTGGGGGAAAGCCGGGATTTGTACCAAACTCAACAGGTGCTTTGGTCATCGCCTTACCATCCATTGTGTGTGGTTGTGCATAAACAGCAGCAGAGCCAACTTCCTTACCGCCTTTTTTCATACTGTATGCCATGATTTACCCCGTTTTCTGGTTAGCTGCACGAGACAGATTACGTCCTACGCGCATGCGGTCTTCGCTGGTAGGGCCACCCTTTTTAAGCTTTAAGGATGTCCCTTTACCGCCTTTGTGTTCTTGAGCATCATGCTGTTTGAACGCCTTCTTAATCATGGCCTTGTCTTGCGCCATATCACTCTTCATGTTCTCTTTAGCCATCATCGACTCCTATGAAACCGTTACTGTACCAACACTTGTAATTCCGACCAAGTAGTTAGGCGTTAAAACTGTATCAAACTGACTAGCACCGCCTACAGGTTGCCAGCCCCATTGAATATCCCTACTACCTTGCCCCGGATACCCTAAGGTATCTAAACCAGAAGCCACATAACTACGATCTGGGCGAGGATTACGCAAAGCCTGCGGATCATCTACGGGCCACATCCCTAGCTGTAACTGGGGGTGATCGGGGTCCCAGCATTCTGGACATACCAGCAGATTGTAGTTCTTCGTCTTGATAATTTCCGTTTTTAAAACACTCAGCTTAAACCGTTGACCACAACGATCACATTCCGAAATCGCTTTCTTACCGGCAGCAAACCTATTGCCCATTATTACCGCCCGATATACGACTGACGCGGTACAAACCGGATAGCTGCCTTCTCGTGATCCTCATAAGCCGCAAGTTCCCAAGCCTCGTCATATTGCTGCTTGAGCATGGGTATGCGCTCCATCCCAGTAGGAATCTTACCGGCAATGTAATACGAAAGCCCCGCTGCCATGCAAGGGATAAACCGGAAAGGTACATCCATGATGTTCACACCACCGCCAGCATCTTGGGTACGGCGTAACCGCCAGTAAGCTAGTGTGTACGTTTGCGCATTGTCAGGTGTAGGCCACACAGTCACGGCTGGTAGCTGTTGCCAGTAAACAGTAGCCCCAGAAGTATGGGCCGCAGCGGTAGTGTTGTTCTGCGCACGGAAGCAGCTATAGAGGGTATTCCCGTCTATATAGCCGTAATTGATGGTTTCTGAATCTATCTTTACAAATCCAGAAGCTGGTAGCCCAACCGTAGAACTCAAAGTAATCTGTGTACTCGTGCTAGTGATAGTGCTACTTAGGGTTAACCCTGCTACCGAAGTCTGCCCGTTGTACCGCTGAACCCAAAGTTGGATGGGACGGGCTTGGGTTAACTTATTAGGGATAGTGGCATAGGTAGAAACACTAATACGGGTAATAGTCAGATCAGCTTGGTTAGCCGTACTGTTTGCGTTTGTACGTACAAGATGTTCTAGCAAGTCAATCGTGTCATCTGGCAGGGGGTAAGTGTTTTGCCCTTGCACCAATTGGATTGTTCCCGGCTCAATTGTCCACAGGTTAATCCCACGGTTCGCCCAGTCAGCAAACATGATGTTCAAGCTACGCCGCGCAGTACGCATATCGTAACCCGTACGCATTTCAGAACCGGCACGTTCAAACGCTTCCTCAACTAACTCCGTTAGGTCAAGGTTAAAAGCTGTGGAACCGGAAGTGTTTGCCATTACTTCATACCTTTAAGGGTTTGCGCAAGGCGGGCTCGTTGCCCCATCTTACCCGGTGCTTTAGCCGCCGCAGCAAGTTTTTTAGCGGGGATGGGCTTATCACCTTTAACACCAAGAGATGCGCGTAGTGCGCCGGGTTTCTTGATTGCTTTTTGAATCCACTTTTCAGCCATTATCTGAACCCCGCTGTTTTCTTTGCTATGGTTTTGGGCTGTGCCACAAACTGTTTACCCGCTGCCTTGCCTGCACGTTTAGCTTTAGTGGTAGCCGCGTACTCGGAGGATGACAAGGATTTTATAGCAGCTTCAGGGAGGTAACGCTCACCTGTTTTTGACGATGGCTTTCCCGACTTGGTACGCCATTTCTGGTCGCCCCAATTTTTAAGGGATTGCTGCGGTGCTTTCAATCTCTGTACCCGCCGCCTGCGGCCTTGTATCGTTTAGCCATAACTTGTGCTTTACGGGCTGACCACTGTCCAGCACCTGTACCTACGATTGCCGCAGCTTTGACGCTGTTAAAAATACGTTTGCGAAGGCTGGGTTTGGTGTAGTTGCCAGCTTCGTTTACTTTGGACTTTGTTTTGCCACCCTCAGCGTATTGCGTGAAGTCGGTGTCATCCCTATGGGCAGTCTGAGTACCCTTAGGCATCTTAGAAGGGCTGATATCACCCATGCCGCGTGAGGACATCATTTTTTAGCCATCCCGCCGCCGCACATAATCATAGTGCCTTTGGTCTTGCCACGCTCAGCACAACCGTCTGCACGGCTGGAAGCAGAACCACCTTTGGCGTATTTTTCACCATCTACTAGACGGTTACGCACAGCAAACGCTGCTGCTTTTGGGCCTTTAACCAACAATGTGTCGGCGGCAGAGCCCAAACCTTTGGCAGTATTTAACGCAGCAGAGCCATACTTTTCTTCCTTAAAGTCTTTAGAAGCAGCGTCACCATATTTTTTAGTGGCTGTTTCGGACTCTTCTACTTCTGCGGCTTGATTAGGAGAATACTTCCTAATTTTATCCATAATGGATGCGCCCTTGGGATTCTTTGCTACAGGCTCGTCTACCGGAGTAGCGTCAGTGTATTTGTAATCAGCCATGATTAATCCTTAGTACATTTTGCAATTGGTTTTGCCTTTAGCGGCGATACCGTCACCACGCTTGGAAGCGGAAGACGCTTTAGAAGTCATACCACCAGAAGCCATTTTTTTGGCTTTGGTTTGCCCACCGCGTTTCATTCCCGCCGCTGATGAAAAATCAAAATTAAAAGGTTTTTGGCCTTGACGAGCAAGAGCCTCTTGCATTTTTTTCTTCTCCGCTGGAGTCATGGTATCAATTATCTTTTGGCGCTCCGCACGAGAAAGCGGTTTGTCAGAATATCCAAAATCAGAACCTTCTCCAGCCATTGTGGGTGTTAATCCAAGTGGCGTTATCAACCCTTCCGCTACATTACCTGCAAGCCGTTCACGTTCCCCGGCAGTCATATTCACGGCTGCATTTGCGGCGCTTCCAAGACCGAGAGCCGTTAGCGCAAGCCCAACTTTACCCGCTGCACCCGAGGCTTTAATTTTCCCGGCTTCTTTAGTAGTGGTTCCTTTTGGCCCAACTTTGCTTTCCCGCAGTAGCTTGCTGAAATCATCCATCTCAGCGGAACTTGCACCGCCTTGGCCTCCACGACCACTACCAGTACCAGTACCAGCGTTACGTGCTTTAGTCTGCGCTGGGGTTTCGCTAACAACAGTTTTACCTAGCGTAGTAAGTTTTTTGTCTGTAGATGGGCCTTCCATCCATGCATCTTTACTCAGTACAGCAGTACGATCTGGAGTACCCGGGCCTACTTTTGTTTGACCCTTTTTTAATCCACGCCTAATCTCTTCATCCATTGCTGCGCGTTCTTGCGCTTGGAGTCTATCTTTCTCTTCAGCCGCAGCTTGATCGGCTGCCTTACGGTCAGCATCAACTTGTGCTTGTGCGCGGTCTGCAAGAATACCTCGTTTGGTTTCAGCTACTTGCTTTGCACGGGCTTCTTCAGCAGCTTGCATCTGGGCTCTATACCTTGCGTAAGCAGCAGCCGTGGCAGCAGCCCCTACTCCAGCGGCCCCAAGGCCAATGTTTGTGCCTGAGATACCTGTATCTTCTTCGGTTGCGGGAGGTGGTAAACCGGGGCCACCCAAGTCTCCATATGCGGAGGGGCTTCCAGCACCCATGACAGGGCTATATGGACTAGGGGCAGTAGTAGTAGCAACGCGAGAGCCACCACCACCGCCACCACCGCCACCACTATTTTTATACCGCTGTTCGTTCCCACCGCGCATAACAGTTTCGGGGCCAATACTGTACGCAGAAGGGCTACCCATACCACCAGCACCAGCACCAGCACCAGCACCAGCGGAACCAGCGGCTCCGGGGCCAAAACTGTACGCAGAAGGGCTACCCGCACCAGCACCGCCGCCGTATACAACATCACTAGAACGCATACCTCCAGTACCAGTACCCTCGGCCTCAGTACTACCAGAACCACCTTTGTCGCGGTTCATGTACATGTACCCCATCGCGCCAAGCGCGGCGAGGGCTGCTAGATCGTTCTTGTTCATCTTAGACTCCTTAGCGGGCCATCCCGCCTTTTTTGAGCATCATACCTTTGGTCTTACCTTTGGTGGCAACACCATCAGCGCGACTAGAAGCAGAACCACCAAAAGCCATCTTCTTAGTAGCGCCGCCTTTTTTCATGCCCATCATTTGCTTTTTGTCCAGTGCCATGTCAGCTTTGGAGCCTTCTTTCACACCTTTTTTCTCTACGTCCTTGCCGGACTTTTCAAAAGCAGCCATGCTCATGCCACCTTTTTTCATGCCGCCCATACCACCCATACCACCCATAGGAGGAGCAGGGGGAGCGCTGCCCATAGCAGCTTTTTTCTTAGCCATCATCATAGCCATCATCTTGGGGTCCATTTTTGTAGCCATAGTATCTCCACCTTTCTTGAACAATTCGTTCTTACCCTGAGCTGTCTCAGGCTTGTTAATACGTTGCAAATCAGGCCGCGACGTAGGGCCACTCTTCAACTTCAATCCTTTACTAGACTCGCTAAAGTCTTTTGCAACGGACTGAGGTATTCCTGCCTGCCTAGCGAACGTTGGATTGTGCGCCGCAGCATCCATGAATCTCTTTTGTTTAAGGGTTGTTGCTGGCATCTGATTTCACCAACTTCTGTACTGTATTGGTTTCCCAAATACGAATGCCTAACCAAACAATGGTCAAGATGCCGCCAATAAGTGTTACCACGGGAGTCATCCATCCTAAAAAACCACCAAGGCCCATTACTACGGCAGCGCCATCAGCCATTGTTTTCGCGTCGTGTGCGTCGTTCATA